ACTTAGTGCAAAATATTGTGATTCAGATTTTGAATTAAGCGTAGCTAGATATCTATACATTTTTTGTTGCATATTATCACCTTCAAAATTATCTAAAAATTGATTTTCTGTTCTAAATCCAGAAGCAGTATATGTTGTTTCACCTTTAACAACTGTTTCTTGATATCCATCTAATATGGCTACTTTATTATCTCCAATAACACCCTGTGTTTGAAATCTTAATTTTTTATTTGCCTCTTCAGCTGCTAAACTTAAAGAAACTTTACCATCTTCTGTTTCATATTGTTGTGCTACATCATTCATTACAGATTTAAATGCAGCAAGTTCTATTTTTTTATTACCAAAAACATTAAGTTGAACATTTCCAAATTGATCTTGGCTCATACCTTTATCAAAACCTCTAAAATTTTTTGCAGCTGCTTCAATTTCACTAGTTTTACCAAGATCTATTACACCTGCTTTACTCACAAAAAACTCACTCATAGCTGTATCAGCTGTAGTTCTAGGTATTGTAGTAGTTATTTCTTCAGTTTTTTCTGGAGTACCACTAGTCATTATAGGAGTACCTGGAATTTGTTCTGCCTCTACACCTGGTGTAGTAACTGTTTCTGTTTTAGTTATATCACCTGGTTCTTGTGCTAATAAACCTTTAACTGTAGAGGGTCCAATACCACTTCCTTGTATATTAAAATTTTTAGTTACAAGGTCAAATCTTGTTTCAAAATCTGTTTGTCTAGTATTATATCTATCACTATAATTTGATGTAGGTATATAATTTTTAAATGCATCTGGTTTAATTTCTTTATCTTCAAGCAATTTTAATACTCTTTCTACATCTTTACCATCACCTGTAATGAAACCATTAGAATCAAAATAATCTGCAGCTTCTTCAGATCCTAGTATTTTACTTAATTGGGTATATGCTTGTGCTCTATTTTTTTCAGTTTTTTGAAACTGTGGTAATTGATTTGTATAGTAATCTAAACCAGCTGCCTTAACAACTTCCATTCTTGCATTATCTTTTGCTTCTTTATCTTTAATAGCAGCTGTCCCAAAGCCAGTTATTAATCCTCTAAGTGCACTCATTATACTGCCTCCTCTTCTTTAGGTTTTGGTGGAGCCATTAAACCTTTTTGATCTGGGCTACTTTTTATATCTTGTTGTAAACTTTTAGTTGCTTTTTCTAATTCACTATTTCTAGCTTTAACAGTCATAATATCTTTCATTTGTTTATTATTAGTTAAATCTTGCATAGACATTCTAAATTTCTTAACACCAGCTGTAACCCCAATTGTTGCTATCATTTTCATAACAACTTCTGCTAATATAAATCCTACATCAGGAGTCCATTTACCTTCAGTAAATCCTGCAAATACAACAATTCTACCAATAGCTTCTACAGGTATGCCTGCGTCTAACATAGCAACTACTTGATCAGCAAAGTCAGGTTGAGTTATTTTATCCCATATATATTCTGCAGCTTCTGTAGTATCTGTAAATTGTGGAGGATGTTCCCAAGGTGAGTTTCCTGGTTTATCTGTTAATGATTGTCCAGGTACTGGTGCATCAAAGGGGTTATTTGGTGATTTTCTAAATTCGTCCATACTTCTCCTTATGTAAACATTTGGTCTTTATTTCTAAACCATTTAGTTAAACGGTAATCCCATTCATTTCTTAACTCATCTCCATCTGCAGTTTTTAATTGTTTTCTAATAACACTAGCATCCTGGGATCTTTCAAATCCTACTCTACCACCATAATTTTGCGGAGCTACAGATGTATCCTGTATTTGCCAATCTCCACCACTACCATTTCTATCAAATAAACTTGTTGTTAATTTTTTTGCAATTGAACCACCTACAGGACCACCCAGTTTATTACCAAGCCATCCAGCTCCTATTGTTACAGCTTTTTTAAATATATTTTTAAACATTATATCTCCTATTAATTAAATAAATCAAATCCAAACTTACCAATCATTTGATACATAGCATCTTTAGAAGCTTTATTTTGTAAATCTACAGCTGCAGATCTTTCAAGTGCTGCCATTGCCATATTATGATTTCTATTCTGTGCATTTTCAGAAGCAGTATTAACCCATGAAGCTTCATCTCTCCATTGTTGCCATGCCGCTGACATAGACCAGTTAGATAAGTTTAATAGATTCTGTGCATTAGTTTGATTAGCTGCATTTACAGCTGCAGTATTTGCAGTATTAATACCTCTTCTCCAAACTACATTTGATTGGTCTATTTCTCTTTGATTGTTAACATTAAATTGATCTCTTTGATTTTGTACTGTAGCATTAAATTGATTAATAGCAGATTCTCTAGCTGCATTAGCTTCTGCTACTTGTACTGTATTCTGTGCATTTAATGCTGAAATTTTATTTGCTTCACTAGTTGCATACTGACCCATTGCATCTGCCCTACTAGCATTTTGCTCAGCCATTTGTGCACCCATATTATCATAAAATTGATTAACCTGATTTTGACTAGTAGCATTAAACTGAGATGCTGCATTTGCTGCTGCTTGATCTGATAATAAAAATGATTGTCTTGCCTGTAGATTAGATAAACTAGCTTGTTGTGCATTAGATAAATTAGCCATATCCATTTTAAGATATGCTTGTGCGTTTGTAATAGCTGCCTGTTGGTTATTAGACAGATTCTGAAATATCATTTGCTTATATGAATCTGCATCTGCTTTAGCTATTGGTATAGCTGCATTCATAATACCTTCAGCTAATGCTTCAGCTGCCATAGAACTAGCACTCATACCTCTAGCTGCCATAGCTGCTTCAGTTGCTTTAGCTGCACCTCTAGCCCATACAGGCATTGGATTACCAGATGCTAATGCTGTAGTTACATCTTGTTGTAGTCCTTGTAATTGACCTTTGACTGTAGCATCAGCAGTAATAGCTGCTGTTTGTCCTACTGCAGGTGCTGTTACAGTTCCTGTAGCCCCAGTCATAGTAGGAGTTGTAGCTGCTACCCCAGCTTGTGTATATTGTTGTGCTGTTTGTGCTGTAGGAGTTGTTGTTGTTGTAGCTGTAGGTGCCGCAGCTCCTGTTATTGTAGGTGCTGTAGTTGCTGTAGGAGTCGCTGCTGCTACAGTACCAGTAACTCCTGGAGTTGCCATTAGCTCATTAGTAGCTACATTCTGCAATTGAGGAGATATAGTAGTGCCTGTAGGCATAGTAGGTTTAGCTACTATAGACTCAATTAATGATGTAGCTTTACTAGATGTAGTTTGATTAGCCGATGTTGGCTTAACTGCACCTGTTTGTAATGCTACCGTATCTACTGTTTTTGCCATTATCTTCCTTGTCCTCTATATTTCTTTTTATTTTTTCTTTGTGATTTATTTAAATTCTTTTTATGTCTTCTTGGTCTTTTTCTTGGTTTAGCTCTTTCAATAAATGCTTTAAACTTCTTAGCCATTAAGGCTTAGTAGGCCATGTTGCATTATTTACTTTATCTAATGTATCTTTACCAGCTGGTAAGTCTCTTAAATCTTGACGATATGTTGTCATACTATCTGACATAGTTACATCTGATAAAGCATAAAAATCTGTTTCAGCTAAAAGTCTATTTCTTTTAGTTCTCATATCAGCTATAGCCCTATCGTATGCACCATCAGCATAGGCTATCTCAGCATTATCCCAAGCTGTCTCTTCTTCAGCCGTAAAGGCTACTTGTACTCCATTGATTAAATGATGTCTTGCCATGTTTTCTCCTTAGTTAATTCCATATAAACAAATATCTCCAGCGTCTATGTTGCCAGAACTCATTTTAAATTGTATTTCGTCAATAGCACTTGTTGTATTAAAATATCCAGCTATATATTGTTGTGCTGTAAAATTATTTTCTGAAATTCTAGTACAAGCAGAAATAAAATGTTTTACAAATGTAGTTGATGATGGATTAAAAAGTCTTAAATAACCAGCAGCACATTGGTCATTATCATTTCCTAATTTATTATGCAAAAATTGAAAGGAAGTACCATTAGCTTGATCTCTGCTAGTATTATAAGCTAAACTTGTACCTGTATCTCCTTCATCATGGTAAGCCTCAAACCAAGTAGAAGTTATACTTTCATTATACCCACTACCTCCAGCAGCATTTCCCTGAAATTTAAAATCAACATCATCTGTTTGTGGATGTATATTATTCCAAGTAAATAAGTATTCCTTGTAAGTATCATCCAAGACAACATCGCTTGTTCCATCAACGAAAGATATAGTTGCAGATGATGAGGCAGTTTGTTTTTTAATAAACCTCATTTCTCCTAAAGCTGATATGCTTCCAAAAGTAGTAGCTGATCTTACACCTCTATTATTTAATTTAACTAAAGCCATTAACTATCCTTAATTCCATAGAGTTTAAATGTGCCAGCGTCTATATTTCCCCCAGACATTTTAAATTGTATTTCGTCTATTGCTCCTGTTAAATTAAAATATCCTGCTGTGCGTAATATATGTGTTTTATTATCGTCTGTTGAACAAGTACCTTGAGCAATAAAATGCTTTACAAAAGTTGTTGATGATGGATTAAATAACCAAAGCTCACCAGAACTAGCTTGATCGTTATCTGCACCAGCTCCTTGAACAATAATTTGAAAATCTGTTCCTTGTGCTTGATCTCTGTCTGCTTCATAAGCAAGACTGGCAGCACTACCACTTTCATCATGTTTTGCTTCAAAAGCAGTAGAAGTTATAGTTTCATTATATCCTGATCCACCAGAGACATTTCCTTGAAAAGTTAAATGTCTAAAATCAATAGAACCATGAACACTCATAAACTTAAATAAATAAATAGGATATGTGCTATCCAAGACTACATCTGATGTAC